AGACTGAACCTTTTCAGCTACATTTTTAAAATCATCAACACTTAAACTTAAAGGAATATCTTCATCTTCGTATAAGTCGCAAATAACTTGTCCATCAATTAAATCTGTAAAGATTGCAGTAGGAGTCGTGCCCTGTTGCAAAACAGATATGCTATCTATAACTATATTGTCAGAAACAAAATTAAGATAAGAAATAACAATAGTAGGCGTTGTAGTTGTAGGTGTAAAAGAAAAAGAAATTTGACTTTGATTTGCTGCGTTTACAGATTGTGCAATAATATTTTGAACATTAAAAGCACCTGTAATAACAAACCCTGTTCCTGTTGTAGATAATTGAATTACCATTTCATAAGTCGTACCGATTACTAAGTTAGATAATCTTTGATATATTCCTGATACTGTTGATGTAGCTACTGAGTATAAAGTTACTGCACCTGAAGCTACAGTTGGTGCTGTTGGTGTTCCTGTTCCAGTGCTTCTAAACTTGTAAAAATTATTTATTATAGTAGGAGGGTTTCCACTTAAAGCAGATACTACAACATTACTTGAAGAAGCAGGTACATCATAAGTAGGAATTGTTGAATTACTTAAATTATTAAAATTTATGCCATCAACACAAAATTCGCTTGTTTGAGTCAAAGAAGAACTAAAGCCTTCATATATTTGTGGAAAAACTATTAGTTGTACGCTCATTATATAGATTGTGTTCTTAGTGTCTTACTTTTTTCAACTTCAAATGTGTATTGAATAAGTTTATCGTTAGCTACTGTCTTTTTTGTAAAGTTTGTACTTGTTATTCTTACAGGTGTAACATATTGATTAAGTACAGTATTTACATCAAGCACGTCTGAATATTTAGCTAATATATACACTTCAGGACTATTTGTTAATTCTTCAAAAATTATGTTTTCGCTTTCACTTACAAAGTCTGTATTCATTGTAATTTTTTCAGTAGCGTTTACTCTAAAAGTTTTTTTACCGCCCTGAAAACCATTTATTCTATAAGCACTATCATTCCAGCTTCCGCCTAATTGCTCGTAAGTTGAACCTTTTGTTGATATGTTTCTAGTAGATTTTTGTGTGAATGTATAGTAATCCCAAGCACCCCATTGATTAAGCCAACAAAGCCTTATAGACTCATAGCCTTTTAAATTAGGGCAATTCAAATTTATTGTGTATTCCTGAGTTACAAAATTAGTTGAAATTATTTTATAAGCTTGTAATGTGTAATAGCCTCCCTGTATTGTTCCTGCTGTAACTAAAGATTGAAATAATGTTGGTGTTCCACCTGTAGTACCATAGCTTCTTAGATTAGCAGGAAAACAACCAAAATACAATAAATTTCTTTGTATATCTTGTGTTGCTGTAAAGCCTCCACCATTGGCTAAGGTTTGAGCTAAACTTTCAGAACCTATTTGAACACCTGAGCTATTGTAATATTTAAAAAGAATAGCGCTTATATCGTTATTTGAATCTAAAAAAGCGAAAGTTCCGTAATCTTCTAAGTTTGCATATTGCGTAGTAGGTGCATTAGATAAAAAACTTTTAGTATCTGCATCAGGTTTAAATTTAGATAAGTCATAACCAAAGTTTACATTCTGTATATCTAATACATCATCATATTTAAGATATCCATTAAACAACCTATAATTAACAGAAGATGTAGGAGTGTCTTCTTGCACATCACCATTAGCATCAACATATACAGTTTTAAACTCAATACGCAGCCATCTCATAGCATTTGTATTTCTTGAATACTTGTCTATTAAATGTAAAGGGTGGTTAGGAATAATATTAGTAGTAGAACTTTTGTAAGATGAGCCTTCAGTTGCAAGATTATCAGCAGATACATAACTTTCAACTACTTGCCTGAAATCAAATATACCTACACCAGTGTTATTAGGTTTTGTCTTAAAAGTTGCTAAAGGTGTTCCTGTTATTGATGGCGGCGTAAAGTTACTTATATATACGTCAGCTTGAAAACTTACATTAGTAAACTGTGCTACAATATTATTATTTGCTATTGTAAAAATTACTTCTTGTCCTACAGGAAGCTGAGTAAATAAAGGTTGTTGTGTAATTGTTGTTGCCATTTAGCTAATTATTTTTTGTTTTTTTAGACTGTCTATTATGCTTTCTTTTAAAGAAGCTCCAAACTTACCGTTAAATTGTTTCATTCCTAACATTAAAGGATTTTGAAAGAAGCTTATCCCCTGTATTCCTTTCTTACCGATACTTCTAGCAATTAAAAACTTTATACTTTTCCTAGAAATAAATTTACCTTTTTCATCTCTTGGTGCTATTCCTTTTTTTACTATCCACTTATCAAGTGCCTTAGTAGGTGGTTGTGAATGTCCTTTAGATTTTTTATAACGGAAAGGACTTTTTAAAGTCTTGCCTTTGTAATCTTTAAAACTTCTTTCTTTTTCTGTTCCTGAAACTCCCTTATCTACAAACTTACCATAAGAAGCCATCTTAAACTTTATAGTAATCAAACCCTTTTGAGCTGTAATAAAAAAACTAATAGATTTTTGCAAAGCACCTTCTTTTCCTGCTGAAGTTAAATTATCTTTTGCTTGTCTTACTACTTGTTTTCCAAAGCTATTAAGGTATCTTTCAAGAGCTTCTATATTCATTATACAAGCGCTGCAAATACTTCTACTTGAACATCAGTTGTTGCTGAAGGTCTAACCTCTACAGTAACTAAATCTTGTAATGTAGGAAAAGCAGGACTTGCATCTTCTTCACCAATTAATGCTTCTTCAGCTTGGTATAAGATATGAGAGCCGCCAGCTCTTACAGTTACTTGGTAGTTTGTTGCTGATGTTACAAACGCTACTTTCATGTCTTGGTCTGTACTCAAATTAGTAACTCTAAAGTATTTACAGTTCTCTACATCTAAAGCACCATCAGCACCATGCGGAGTTGAATTAAATACTGTTACAGTTGTAGTCTGTGAATGTGTGCAAGTAAGTATTCTTTCAAATACGTCTACAATACCTGTTGTTGTTAATGTGTTTAAAGAGCCTCTTACTGAGCCGTTTAATACGACATTTTCTGTGATTGTTGTTGTTAAGTCTGCCATTTTATTTTTTATCTATTTGTTTAAGTTTATTTATTGCCCAATTTACACCTGAAGAACCTCCCCAAGCATCCCACATAATACCTCCGCAACCTTCTGAGTAAGGCACATCTTTATTTTGTTGATGTCTTTTAAATGATGCCATTCTTGCGATTGTATCTCTACTGATAGGCTTTCTGTCTGCTAACTGTGCTGAACGTGTCCAACCTACTCTAGTACCGCAACTGCTTCCGTTTTCTTCTTTATATTTTCTTGCTCTTTTCGCATTATTACTAGCTGCTTGTGGATAGTCGCTATAACTTTCTAGTTCTATGCTTATTGCTTCTAGCTTTTCTAATATGTCTTCGTAATTCATATCTTTACTGTTATTTTAAATTTCTTCCACCCTATTTGAACTATTAATCTTCCTATTTTAAATTTTATCATTAGTAACCTGCGCCCCTAGTATTTGCAGGAATATTACAAGTTTGAAAATCATTTTGAACTAATACTCCTATATTAAATACATAGCCGCAGCATAAGTTATCAAAGCGTTCCTGAAAAGGCTCTATTGTAAATTGGTCTTGCGTAAAATAGATAGGTTCGTTAATATCATTTACTCCGTTTATAGATTGTCTTGAACTATGTCTTAACATTCCTATTATATCTGTACAAATAGCTAAAGTTTGATTAAATACTTCTTGTTCGTTATTCTCTGTATTTACTAGCTTAGTTAATTCTGAATGTTGTTTAGTTTGCCAATCTGACTTTTCGCCTACCATATCCATAATAAACACTTGAAAGTTATAAGTCAATTGACTGTCGCCTGTTTCAACTGAAGTAGGGTTAATATGCATTAAAGGAAACTTCTCCATCTTTTCTAAGTTGAGGTCGTAAATATCACCAACTGAAATTGTGCTTATTTGTTCATGCCACTCGCCTAGTCTAAGCAAAGTATTTACTACGTTATTATAACTTTTATTGTTCACCATTTCTTTTAACTTTATTTTGTGAGTTTAAATCTGTTTCATAACTTAACCAAGTTAAGCACTCTAACAAACCTAAATTCGTTATCCGTTCTAAGTTTACTATTTCTCCATTTGTCAATCTATACATTACGCCAAACCACCCCCACTTCTCAGCAAAGCTTTCAGTTGCTATTGCGTCTGCATTTCCGTCAGCCGCTCCATCAAATACAATGGCAAAATCGCTGACAATTCTCTCCCTAAATTGTAAAAAAAAACCAATGCACTTTGCACTTGTTCTGCTGACATCTTTTTCATTTCTTCCGTCCTAAGCCGAATATTTCCATCATAAGCATCAATAATATAAATGTCATTCTTCTTTTCTTTTATCGGTCTATACAATACAGCCATTAACTCTGGCAAATGCTTTTCAACTCCGTTCTTTATAAATGTTTCAATATCCGCATATTCGCCTAAAGTAATACTATCTAAATCAGGGTGAAAACCGTACTCAACTCCTTCTATTTCAATAATCCTTTTTAGCTTTGTATCTTGCTTTTGTTGTAGCTCTGCAATCTTGCTCATTAATACCGCTACATCTTTTAAAGCTAATTCCTTTACTAACTGCTTTGGAATATTAGATAACGCTGCTATTGTTTCTGTTGCTTCTTCTGTTTTTGTACCTGTTTCAAAATCAATAAGTTTCAGCCACTTCTCTAAAGTTACTTCTTCCCAACTACTAATAAGTTTAAACTTTTTTACCTTACCTTCCTTTTGAATATTTACTTTCATCTGTTATATAATAGAAATTTGTTGTTTTTAGTTTACTGTACGTAATACTTACCAGCGTTTGGATTGTCTAGGTGGTATATTACATTA